TTCGGTGCTATAATTATTTCAAGAGATAGGAGATTAGATTGACTGCAATAATCGGTATTCAAGGTAAAGGCTGGGCAGTAATAGCCTCAGATTCAATGACTACCTATACTGATAAACCTTATATTGCAAAAGGTTATGACAAGATAGTTAAGGTCAATGAATATCTAATAGCTGTAGCAGGTGATGCTACTGCTGGAGATATTTTAAATAACTTATGGCAACCACCGAAGGTAATTAAAACTCAAGAACCTGATCGCTTCTTAATGATTAGAGTTCTACCATCTATTAAACAAGCCCTGACCGATGCAGGTTATGATCCTGCACCTAAGAATAAGAGTGATGATGACTCAGGTTGGGATGCACTACTTTGTTTTAATGGAAAGATATATCAGATCAGTGATGACTATGGGTATATGAGAGATGATAGAAACTTCTACGGCATAGGTTCAGGTGGTGGTATAGCTCTGGGTGCGCTAGTAGCACTAGAGAGTGAAACCAAAACACACGCTAAGGCAGCGAGTGCTGCAAAGAAAGCAATCAATATTGCTATACAGTACAACGTATGGTGTGGTGGCACACCTAGTATCAAGACACAATTTACTAAGTAAGGAAGGTTTATGATAGAAATATATTGGCAACTACAGTTTCATCTATTAGACTTAGAGATGTATAAATTTATTCTAGAATGTTTTATTAAGTGGGGATTAGAGTGAGCGATCCAAAGCAGTTATTGATTGATGTTCTACGAGCTAAAGATGCTGGTAGATCTAGATCAAAGCAAACCCAGGTAGGTCCATCAGAGTTAGGTGGTTGTCGTAGAAAAGTTTGGTATCGTCTCAATGGGCGAGATGCAACTAATGATAATGAATTAAAGTTGGCTGCCATTATGGGTACTGCTATTCACGCTGAGATTGAGAAGGCTATATCAGCACTTGACCCAAAGGGTGAGAAGTATTTGGTTGAGACAGAGGCTGAGTTTGAAGGAATGAAAGCTCATATAGATTTATATATACCAGAGACCGGAGATGTGATAGATTGGAAAACCGTTAAGGTAAAAAATCTATCCTACTTTCCTTCGCTACAACAGCGTTGGCAAGTACAGGTGTATGGCTACTTGCTTGAAAAGTCTGGGAAAGGGAAGCCCAAGACTGTTAATCTAGTAGCCATCGCCCGTGATGGTGATGAGCGAGATGTTAAAGTTCATTCAGAACCATATGATCCAGCACTAGCACAAGATGCTTTGAACTGGTTATCAGCTATCAAAGAGAGCGCAATTGCACCAGAGCCAGAGCGCGATCAAAGTTACTGCAGATTCTATTGCAAGTACTTTGATGAGTCGGGCAAGATTGGATGTACTGGTATAAAAAAAGAACTTATCAAAGAGGGTGAAGTATTTATAGACAACCCAGAGGTTGACACATCCGCTTTGAAATATCTACAATTAGATGCAAAGATAAAAGAACTTACTAATGAGAAGGAGTCATTAAAGAGTTCGTTAGAAGGATTTACTGGTCAGACTAATAGTGGTATCCAAATTAGTTGGAGCACCATAGCTGGTCGAGAGTCAGTAGATATCGATGAGGTTAAAAAACTTCTCGGTAATGTACCAATTAAAAAGGGACAGGAATCAGTACGATTAACTGTCAAACATAGTGGAGGTAAGTAATGGCTGCACCGGAAAGTACAAAGTTTCAGGTTAACTATAAGTTAGCTGATGGAACTTTAATAAATATCTACGCAACTAATCAGGCTGAGTTAGAATCATCTTTAACATCATTGTCTGATCTATCAACATTGATAACAACTACAGGCACCACACTAGGTGCAACACCACAATCATTTAATGGAGGCGGTGCTATCTCTTATGCTAAGAAAGCATTAGGTGCTACATCAGTAGCAACAGATACTGATGGTGATGTACTTACAGATAAGTTTGGTTCTGTATATACATACAACAGAGCTGATGCACCTGATTGTGTTAATGGAAAGATGATACACAAGGCTGGTGTTAGAAAAGATGGCTCTCCATATTGGGCTTGGTGTGATCCAGCAGCAGGACCAAAGCCTGTACGTATGGGTCCTGGCTATGTAAAGGTTGATCCGATTTATCCAGACTCTGTATCAAAATTTAAGAAATAATTTATGCGGGTTCCTTGGGAATTTGAGAACCCGTTATGTGCAGAAGTTGGAATGGAAATATATTTCCCCGATATAGAAGATCCAAGCCATCGGACTCATACTAGAACAGCAGTAAGCATTTGTAATAGATGTCCCTATTTAGCAGAGTGTGCTGAGTGGGGTATTACCCAAGAGTATTTCGGTATCTGGGGTGGATTAAATGTTGATGAAAGAAAACGTATTAGATCTGCCAGAGGTATAACTTTAAAGAAGGAAGACGTTGCTTAATTTAAACAGGGCGTGGCGTGGGTCAACCACTAATGCAACACCACTACCTGACGTATGGGAAACTCTATCTAAAAAACAGATTAAGTTTCGCAGAGGTCAGGTATGTATGATTGCTGCTGCGCCCAATGTTGGTAAGAGTATGTTTGCTCTTATCTATATAATCAAAGCAAAGGTTCCTACTTTATTCTTCTCGGCAGATACAGATACTGCAACGGTAATGATGAGGGCAGCAGCCCACTTATCAGGACACAGCCAGATTATGGTGGAGAATAACTTAACTAGTAATCGTCATTACTACGATAAGCATCTAGGTAATTTAGATAGCATACAGTTTGTCTTTGATTCATCACCATCATTAGATGATATTGAGTTAGAGATAAAGGCCTATGTTGAATTGTTTGGAGTTCCACCAGAGCTGGTTGTAATAGATAACCTAATGAATGTGGCAGCAGAATCTGATAATGAGTGGGCAGGACTTAGATCTATTATGGTGGAGTTCCACGATATGGCTCGTAAGACTGAGGCTTGTGTGATGGTATTGCACCACGTCAGCGAACAGAGTGAGTATGGCAAGACCACTGAACCACCTGCTCGTAGAGCAATTCACGGTAAGGTATCTCAATTACCGGCACTAATACTTACGCTTGGCTTTGATCCATACAATAAAGTATTAAAGATAGCTGCAGTTAAGAATAGATTTGGACCGCATACTGCGGATGGCTCTGACCACGTTGGTTTATTTGTTAACTATGAGGTATGTCAGATCAGTGATTCAGATGCAATGGGTAGAATGTATAGAAGGGATGCTATTTATAGTGACTCCAAAATACAATAAGACTAAAGGTGCAAAGTTTGAGACTGATGTAATGAAGTGGTTTAGGAAGATGGGTCTAGTAGCTGAGAGGCTACGTCTATCTGGCGGTGAGGATGAGGGTGATCTAGTAGTTATAGTCGCTGGTGAAACTTATATCTTTGAGTTAAAGAATACTAAGAAGTTAAATCTAAAGGAGTTCTGGGATGAAGCGCAAAAAGAAGCTGCTAATTATGCTAAGCATCGTAGCATTAATCAGCCTTTATCTTATGTACTATTCAAAAGAAGAAGCGCAGGAATAGAAAAGGCTTGGGTCATACAGGACCTAACACAATGGTTAAAGGAGAAGCAATGACACCAGTACCAGAGGGTGAGATAACTACAACAGAAATACTACAACCAGTACCAGAGGTGGTAGAAGAAAAAGAGGAGAGTACAGATGCCGGCACAGGATTGGTCAAGGAGTAGAAGATCTAGTAAAGGCAGTTCAGATACTGATGCAAATGCAATACCTATTGGAGTAATTGTTTCTCACTATGGCGGTGAGGTAAGAGAGGGTAGGGCTTGTTCTGTTAGGTGTGTACTCCACGATGACAGTAGAAGAAGTGCGGTAATAAATACCAGAGAGAACTTATACTTCTGTCATACTTGCGGTAAGGGTGGCAACGCAGTAAACATTATTAGTATCAAAGAGAATATGGAGTTTAAAGATGCTCTCATCAGAGCAATTGAAATCCTCGCTAGAAGCGGCAGTCCAGTACAACAAGGATCTAGGCGAGGAAGCAATAGAGTTTCTCGCAGGTCGTGGGATTTCTAAAGAGGTAGCTGACCAGTACTACTTAGGTTATATCAAGCAACCTATTGCAGGTCACGAGTTCTATCAAGGCTGGCTATCCATACCTTATATGACTGTAATGGGACACTGTGTTGGATTTAAGTTTAGAAGATTAGATGAAGGTAAACCTAAGTATGGTGCGCCAACAGGACAGAAGGGTCATCTATATAATGTTAGCGATATCATTTTAAGTAGTGAATACATAGCAATTTGTGAGGGTGAGTTAGATACCATTATTGCATCTGCAATCTTAGGTATACCAGCAGTTGGAGTTCCTGGTGTACAGGCTTGGAAGTCGCACTTTACTAGGATGTTTACTGGGTATGGCAAGGTTTATATTATTGGTGATAATGATTTAAAAGATGATGGTACAAATCCTGGTGCAGAGTTCTCAAGGATGGTAGCTCAAGAGGTTATCAACTCTACTATCGTGTCGCTACCGGCTGGTATGGACCTCAATGATCTATACTTAGCAAAGGGTATAGAAGAGACAAAACGGACAATAGGTGTGCCAAATGTATGAGGAACTTAGAACTGATGGTACTACCAGAATAGTCGGAGATTTTAAAGATCTACGCAGACAGGGTGCAATGAGAAAAGAATCTAATTTAGACAGTGAATTTGTGTCCAATATGTGGACAGTTCTGGACTCAGCAGGTAACTTGCTTATAGATAAGCACCACGATTACGGTCCATTAAATATTGCAAGATCTCCAGGTGGTCCTATCAATGGATTAAGAGTTCGTATGTGGGACAAGATTGCTCGTATCAATAATTTAGTAGACAACAATGTCGCACCTAGTAATGAATCATTACGAGATTCTTTTATAGACCTACTTAACTATTCAGCTATTGCAGTTATGGTATTAGATGGGAACTGGCCTGAGGTTCAAACACTGGATTGTGAATGAGTCCAGAGCTACACCCAACTCTATATGAGTTAGTCCCTTCAGTTACTTATATTATTGTTCGTAAGTTTAAGGGCTGGGTTGATACTGATGATGTAAGGCAAGAGTGTTATCTCTGGGCTATTGGTCGCGGTCAACATTTTACTGATCTACTTAATGAAGAGAACCCCGATAAGCGTGAGCAGAATGAAAAGCGTATTGCCTATCAGATGCGTAGAGTTGCAGAAAGATATGCTCGTAAAGAGAAGGCTCGTAAGGCTGGGTATAAGGTAGGAGATGAGGCGTTCTACGATACCTCAACTATTGCACAGTTAATCCCATTTATTATTGCATCCGTTGTAGAGGGAACTGTACTAGAGCAAGCACAAGAGATGATTAATGATGGCACACCTCGTAAGCAATCAACACCGGCTGAAGGTGGCAACCTATTAGCTATCCTAATTGATTTAAAGAAGGCTTATCTAAAGCTAGGCCAAGAAGATAAAACTATATTACAGATGAGATACTACGATAACTATACACTGCAACAAGTAGCACAATATTTAGAATGTGCTACATCTACTGCTGATCGCAGATCAATCTCAGCCCTGCGTAGATTACAAGATAGGCTCGGGGGTGAGACACCTTGGGCATAGAGTTTAAAGAGCCAGAGTTATTTGAGTATCTCAAAGAGAAGTACTACTCCGACCTTGAGAAGAGTGAAGAGTTTGATAACTGGGATTGTATTTCATTAGAGTCTAAGATGTTTATAGAATTAAAATCTCGCAAGACCCACTACCCT